AATGTTATTATCAAAATTTAATAATTTATATAATCCAAAGCCAGCCGAAGCAATTAATAATTCTCTATTTTTAATTCCCATTTATATATATATATATATTTTTCTATAATATTAATTTAATTAAATTAAAATTTAATTATAAAAAAAACTTAAATTAATAATTAATTAATTTAATATTTAATTATAAAAAAACTTAAATTAATATTATATTTTATGCGAAGTAATTTACAAATAAAAACACTAAATATCTATTATATAATACTTAGTTAATATTTCGTTTATAACTTATATTTATATACGTTAAGTAATCTGATTATTCTATACTATTATAATATACATTATTTATTGTAAAATTTAAATTATCTAATTTTACAATATTAAAAATGTATTAGTTGCAGATAATAAAATGTTATTAAAGGAAACTAAGTTGGTTCAGTTTGGTGATATAGTGTGTTGATTTATGATATGTTTTTAAAATCTATATATTAAATCAATTAATAAATCAGATTTTTAAAAACATATGAAATAGTAAAAATGTTGTTAGTGATATAGACAGCACATTTATAGAGTGTTCATTTCTGATATTTTTTATATCTATGTAATATCATATTCATTTAAATTTTAATTACCTAAGAATACTTTATATAGACTATATTTATTAATTGATTTCATATATATTATAATACATATAAAATAATTATATTAATTTAAATTACAATTATCTAAGATTATTTTATATTTATTATAATATATATGAAATCAATTAATAAATCAGATTTAACCATTCTTAATAAAAATAAAGATATATGAAAATGTTATGGACCGTGGGGGAACATTTAGTGTTAAAGAAACTGAGTTGTCAGGCTTATATAAATTTAGGGGAGGTGTTGCTGTTGGTGATAAAGTGGTGTTTGCTCCCAATTGGTTATCGAAAGTGGGGATTTACGATGTTACATTAGACTCCTTCTCCACTAAGGAAACTGGGTTACCTGGAAATCGAGATTTTTTCGGAGGTGTCGCGGTTGGTGATAAAGTGGTGTTTGCTCCCTATTTCTCATCGAAAGTGGGGATTTACGATGTTAGATTAGACTCCTTCTCCACTAAGGAAACTGGGTTGTCAACGAGGTTTAAATTTTCGGGAGGTGTCGCGGTTGGTGATAAAGTGGTGTTTGCTCCCACTAACTCATCGAAAGTGGGGATATACCAGATGTATGGATAGGATTGTTAAAATAATAAGTTGTTAAGATTATTGTAAATTCTTTATATTTTTTAAATTGTTTAGATTATTGAGAATTATTTACATTTTAATTAATTTATATAGGATATACCAGATATATGGATAGGATTCATTAAAATCTAATTAACACATTATTCCATAATATTTACTGTCTTTAATATATTAAGTAACATTTTAGCTGTAGGACGTTCATTATAATCGGTGGACAGCATTGTCTTAATAATATTAAACCCCGAAACACTCTCTGGATTTTTTTTAAGCTCCGTTAATTTAATAATCCGTTCCATTTCGGTTGACCAATTATTTACGATTTCATACAAAATAATACCTAAACTATAAATATCAGAATTTGGTATGCACATATTTTTTTCTCGTTCAGGCGACATATACAGAAGAGTCCCTTCCTGAGTTCCAGTTTCATAAATATGTTTAATTAATCCAAAATCTGCCAATTTAACTTCTATAATTTTATTTTCTTTAACTTTTAATAGTATATTTTCAGGTTTTATATCCATATGAACAATCGGGGACTCTAATGTATGTAAATAATCTAGTCCTTCCAATATTTTATTTAATATGAATACAAGATTCTCCTTTGTTTTTAATTCTTTACTATTTAATACATCTCTCAATGATATATCCATAAGTTCCATTTGATAAAATATATTAAAACAAATATATTTTTTTGTACTAATCGAAGTATTTGTTAATGAATTGGATGAATCTATTAACGAATTGTCAGAAGTATTTAAAAACTCTAATTCAGTATCATATTCAGATTGATATAAATTAGAATCCGGTTCTAACCATGAAGTTTTATAATTTATAATATTAGGATGATTGAGTGTAGCCAAACACCTTATTTCTCTTAATTTATCAACTAATATTTTTGATATGTTCATTTTGTCACTAAAATCAATATACATTGGTATACGTTTTATTGCGTATTCTTGATTATCTAAATAGTGTTTTGCTTTATATACTACACCAAATCCTCCATTAGCTATTGGACATATATCTCTAAACATTTGTGAAAATAGTGTCGGTTTAATACTCGATTCTATTGTTGGAAAACAAACGCTTTTAAAAATATGGCTTATTTCTTGTACTTTTTCACCTGCACCTAATTCATTATTATTTTCTACTAAATCATAAATAGTTTTTAGTATATTTAATAAAAACTGATTAGTATCTATGGAATCGATTTTTACTAACTTATTAAAATTTTCTGTTGTAATAATACTCATCTATTTATATTAATATTAATTAATATAAATATCATCAAATATTTATAAATATTTTTACACTGTACAATCAGTAAATCGAACATTAGAATATATAACTAACGAAAATATATACATTATTGGTAGAAAAAAAACTATAAAATATTGTTAGAAATATTTATTGTTAGGTTTATAGAAAATATATTTGTTCATTTTGATATAATTTTATGTTTGATCAAAATGTCTGAATCTACAAAATTTCTGGAGAAAATCAAATCTATAGTAGCTAATCTTGGTTATACATCAATGAAACTTGTTGATGTTGACCAATTTGATGATAAAACATACCCTAATAAAGTATTTACTAGACAAATTGAGGGGTCTAGGTTTGTAGGAATATCTTATCCATATAATGACATCACCTTTAACGTAGATATTCATCAATGGGCTATAAGTTGCTGTAATATGGAATTTAGACTTATTAACAATATTATCCCTTCTCTAAAATCAGGAGAGTGTTATCATACATTTCCAAGATTTATTAATATCCAACGAGGGTCCAAAAATATTGGAGTTGATGGAAAAATACAGCCAGGTAGAACTATAAATAATTCTGCTATTGTTATTCGTAAAAGTAAATCAAGTCCAGAACAAGACCCTCAATTATATGTTTCGATTGAATTTAATGATACTGAATTTAATGATACTGAATTTAATGATATTAAGAATTACAAACAAGATTTGCAATATTGTAAATCTGTACCAGTTGTAGATTTAGCAAAAATAAACAATATTACGGAATTTGATGTGTGTTTCAAGCTTCCAGATATATCTAAAATAGATAAAAGTTCTGTAAAATATATAGTCACAAAACACTATATTGATAAACATTATGAATGGGTTAAAAAACTAGAACCAATTATTACGAGTGTTAAAAAAACACATATGTTAACGATAAATTTAGTTTATGTTTAATACTGGTTAGATTAAAATTTCATTATTAGATTAAAAACTTTGTATAAAACTAAGATCCTCCTGAATTAATTATTAAATTAAATGAAATTGTAGGTATTTTTTTTATAATTTCATTTTCATCACGCAAATCTATTGCTACACATATTTTTTATTAATTATAACATAATATTTTATTTTATATAATGGATATCACAACTGAGAATACGACTATTATAGTGTATAATACAATAGAATATAAACTCAACTATTAAAAGATGGGAAAAAATTGGTAGATTTTCATTTTATTTATAATCTACACCATGCACACAACTATATATTATAATTAGTATATTATAATTACTGACATATGATCTCATTTTATTTATAATTCACACCTTGGTCATATCTAATATTAGATATATTTTTTATGACTCCAATTTTAATAGGTCTGATTTATATTTTTCATTTAATAACCTTGTTTTTTTATTATAACCCATCGTAGTATTTCCATCCATACAAGATATATTCTTTTTATTCAAAACAAATTCATTATGATATATATTTTCCGTTTCCTATTTTATCATATACATGTTTTTCTTCAGTTACCCTTACATAATTATTTTTGTTGGTCCGTGATATCTTCTCGTTTTTATAGTATTATTAGGAGCCGCCGAATAATTATTCATAGGGTTAGAAACATAATTAGTCGGAATAACTTTATTACACGAACATATTTAGTATAGTATTTATTCTTACTCAGTTAATTATTACCTAAATTACATAGGAAATCGGGTGAATTTAGATTTACTTTTTACAATTACATATACGTATAATAGTATTAATTATTATTTTTATATAATCCAAGGTCTAGAGGTTTTAAACAGTCTATAAGTTCGCCGTCCTTTCCTGGTAATATCCCATGGTTAAGGATGTTCCATAATATAGGTTTTAACGTATTAATAGGAATATCATCATCCGCACGTTTAGGATTAGGATTCTGTTTAGGTTGTGTAACCAAGCTAAACTGTATAGGTTTAATTTGGTCAAATATGTTATTATCCACGATTTGTATAATTTGCGTAGCCATTTCATAATTAATACTTTCTGGGTCTAACTTGTGTAGCTGTTCGGCGGTGACACCTTTTAAATCCTCAATTGTTAATAAACATAGGTTAAGAAGAATCGGCCATACAATTGCGAATTGTTCGCTTGGTAGTTTTTGTTCCAATAATAGTTGGAGTGGATGTTTCATATTATATATCATATATTATATAATAAATTTATCAAATTAATATTCTATATATTTTAAAAAATTAGATAAACTATTTCTATAAAGATTTAGTAATTATCTTATACTTACAGTTATTAAAAATAAAAAATCTATTTATAAAGAAATTTTAATCTTAGAAAAATAATAAAATAATTTTCCTAAAATTTATGAATTAGTTCATAATCAACTATTAATAGTTGAATACACCGGAAAAAACTTTTTCAGAATTTATTTTTTTCAAACACTTTGTACAAAACCAAGTTCCCCCCCCCCCCCAATTTAAAAAATTATTTATAAATTAAATAAATATTAAATTAAACAAAAAAACTTCATATAAAA